GGTTCTCCGGTCCTACTCAAGCAACGCTGCAGAGTTGTGCAACAGGTGGTGTGGGCGGGCAGCTAGCGGCCTCTGGTTGCGGCTCCAGGATGATGACGCCATCTTCAATGATGACCTTCACGAAGTCACCAGGCTTCATCCCGCACTGCGTGGTGTAAGCGCGGCCCACGGGCACCAGTCCCTTGGGGCCAACCTTCAACAGGTAGGTGGCTTCCTTGCCATTACCACCACTGTTGTCGGCGCTGAAGGAACCAATGGCCAGACCGTTGGCATCACCAACAGCTCGGTAGAAGTCAGTGCGCTGCAGGCTCAACTTGCCACTGCGCGTGGTGCTATAGCCAGCACCTTCAATTAGCACACGCTCATCAGCGCCTGCATTCTCTTTCAGGTACTGGAGCAGTGCCTGGCCTCTCAGCTTTGCCATAGAGATGACTGTTGATCAGTGTCAATACTATCAGCGCCAGCCCAGTGTGCCGTCAGCCTTTGTGTAGGTGCCCAAGTTGATCGCACCCTGCACGCCGCCAATGATCGCGTTACCGATGATGCCACCCGTGCTCGGCTCATAGATCTTTGTCGGTGCATACTTCTCAGGCCGCAACCCTTTGATTGGCTTCTGCGGATCAAAGATGATCGCCTTCCGGTACGGCATTGACGCCTCATTCAGCACGCTCTGCGTCTGGATCTGCAGCGCCTTCAGCTCTCGTCCGTACTGGTTCTCAGCCAGCTGGAATCCAGGAATCACCAGGTCACGCAGCTTCGCTGTCTCGAACGCTGTGTTGCTGGCGTACTGCGCGTTGGTGAACTGGATCTTCTGCGCCTGGTCCTGCATCGACAGCGCCACCCGTCCCAACTGTTTCGCTGTCTCGCCCTGCATCGACGTGTTCAACAAACCAACCCGTGCATCCCTTGCCTTGGCCCGTTGATCCATCTCGCCCCACGCCCGCCCCAGCTTCTGCGCAGCGTTGATCGCCACCCGGTCAGCGCTACCGCTGCCGCCCAGCCGAGCACTTGTCATGGCCTTGGTGTCAGCTGAATCAATCAACGCTCCGATCTGATTGATCTCCCACCCCAGCTGGTCACGCTGCTGGTCGAACACCATCGAGCTGATGATCTCCTGCTGCTCACGCTCCATCTGGTTCACGCTGATCAGCGACTGCAGCGCCGAGTCACGGATGCCAGCCATGTACTGCCGAACGGTTTCACCCGCCTCTGCAGCCATGCGGTTCATGTTGTAGCCGTGCTCCATCCCAACCTGCACAGCACGCAGGTCTTCCTCAACAACAAACCTGTCGTACAGCGCAGCTTGATTCACCTCCATGTTGGCCATGGCGGATTCGATCAGCTTCTGCGACCGCCAGTTGTGGTCAGCCTCTTTCTGTCGCTCGACGTATTTCGCTGCCTCGGTCTTGGCAACGTCCCACATCCAGTTGGACTTCTGCTCCCACCAGTTGATCCGCCACTCCTTCATGGCGCGGCGGTACTGCTGCTTGGCCTGCTTCTCCGCTAGCTCATTGGCCTCCCGTGCTGCAGCTTGCTGCTGCATCCCACCCAGGATGCCCTGCACGCCGCCAATGACTGCGCCTGCTGCTGCCCAGAAAGCCATCAGTTCGTCCCCTTAGCGCGGTTGGAGTGGGAGCCTTCCCATGACGCACCAGTGATGGTCACAGGTAGCCAGCTCTTTGATTCAACAAGTATGCGGCACTTGTCATTCTGACTGTAGATAGGAACTCTGTATTGACCAGACTCAAGCACACTCGTCTCTGTGCCCAGTCGGTTGTTCAATACGTTGAGGAATCGCGCGCGGAACAGATGCACGCTATCCATCGCCCTGTTCTGCCTCTTCACCCTGACGTTGTATCGCCCTGTGTTGTGGTGGTGCAACGTGAAATGCAACAGCTGTGTTCGCCCGTCCTGCTTCCCGATGATCCGCTGTCTGGCCTGGTCCTTCGCAGGCACATACGGAGCAGTGAACTCATAGCTGAACTCATACTCCTCGCCAAACGCCACCTTCGTATTCCGCCAGTCACCAGGCACATCGCACACGATCGTGCTTCCTGACTCAGCCATCCCCAGCAGCAAGCCTTCCCTTGTGTTGTTGGTGTACCGCACCACCGCGTACCCCTTGCCGCTCAGCTGGTACGGCAGCGTGAACGTCGTTCGGTTGGTATCCGCGTCATAAGCGGCACCCACTACCGCTGACGGAATCCCAATCGCGTTGCACTCCGGGTACAGCAGCAGCCGATCCAGATGAACCTGCACCTCCTCGGCATTCTCCAGCTCATCGCTGGTGATGTGCACGGCGTATGTTCCGTCTGCATGGGTGACAACAAGCCATAGCTCGTTGTCCATGAACTTCATCCAACGCACGTCACCGTTGAACTTGAACTTGCTCCAGCTTGCCTGTGACTTGGTAAGCGCCTGACCGCCAGAGGAGAACAAGTACTTATACACATACAACGTCTTTCGATCTGTTGGCGTTGAGCACACCATCAAGTCAATCGTCTCACCTACATCCCAGTGAGTGACCAACCCCTTGATGTACTTCGGCACCGACAGGCAAATGTCACCACTGCCACCCAGGTTCATCCCCAACCTGCGTTGCTGCATCTCGTAGAACGTGTACTCCCTGAAGTGGCTGTACCCAAACTCATCTGTTGGGAACAGGATCTGAGGGCCTGCCAGCTTTGGCCTGACCCGTGGATTCATCTGGATGTTGCTCACACGCAGGATGATTGCTGTCGTTGGCGTCAGCACATCTGCGTCAGCTGGCCTCACCTGGAACTGTGAATACTGGCTGAACGCCAGGATGCTTTCATCAACCGGCAGCAACCAGTTCAACTCGGAACTGATCTCACTGACTGCCAGGACACTGAACGGATCCTTGGCTGTGATCGCAATGCTGGTGTCCTGGAAGAAGTTGAAGATGTCCTTGGTCTCGCTGAACACCACGAACTGACCAGCCAGCACCACGTACCTCCCTCGGAAGATCACGTGATCCCTGATGGTCTTGCCAACAAAGTCAGGTGTTGGCACCGTCTTCAGATCACCAGCAGTCCGTTGTCCCCAAGTGGGAAACGTATAGGTGTAAGTCTTTCCACTTACCGTCTGGGTTCTGGTGGCCCCATCAGCTGGACCAACAAACACCACCCCACGATCAGCTCGGTAGATCACCAACGGCATCGTGTTGGTGTCCAGCTTGTACTGAACGCCAGGTGCTGACACCTCCCCCCAGGAGCCAGGGCCAAACGATGACCCATCGTTGGTCTTGAACTGCAGGTAGCGGTCATCAACTGTTTGGCTGGGGTCACTATCCACCCGCACCAAGAAGGCATTGGGTGCATGGATTGGCAGCTCAGCCAAGCTGGTCACGCTGCCCTGCACCACCCGCGCCATGCTGTTGCCGCGGCCATCATCAATCGACAGCTTGAATGGGCCAGCATCCTTACGGACAACATGCACTACATACTTGTTTACTGTTGCTGTGAAGTTGGTGTTTTTGTTGATCTCGTCCGCCAACTTCTGCGCAACGTCTGACGTGCTCAACAGGTTGTTGGTATCCGTTGCCTTGGGCGTGGTCACTGCTGCCAGTGCCGTCCCATCCAGCGTGGCCTTGTAGCTGATCTCATACGCCACTGCCTGGACAAAGATCAACGCTTCATTCTTCTGCGCTGCTGTGGTCGCAGCGTCCATAGCCACCACCTTCTCCCTGTTCAACAGGAAAGCAATGGGACCGTTGTTGATCAGGACGTACTTCTGCTCGAAGTTCCCCGCTGCGTTGTACAGGTAGCTGGTGCTATCGCCTGACACCGCAGCGTTGGTCAGCATCGGGCTGATGCTCAGCGCTGCGATGGCGCTGAGCCCCGTGCCATGCACGTCAACAGCAGCAGCTGTCCCGTTCAACGTGATCAGCATCTTGGTCGCTGCCCCATCGGGGTAGACCATCACGCTGTACCGCTCACCTGAGATGACGCTCATCATCTCCAGGTAGAAGTCACTCACCGGGGTGGGCAGGATCCGTGCGACATGACGCATCGGGTTCCGCTTACCCAGCCCTTCGACAGGGCTGCTCCATCCGTTGATCTGCTCCTCCCCCTGACCCACCACCCGTAGGTGAGGAGGCTGCTGACTCACACCTTGGATGAGTGAGTCGATGTTCCCCTGGATCGGCCCGCTCGGAGGCTGGCTGATACGACGGGTCAGGTTGGATTTGCGTGCCATCAGCGTGACCGGAAACGTGTGCCTTCAATCGGTACATAGCCCATGCCGCCGGTTGCCCCACGGTCATTGCCCCACAGCAGGTTGTTGGTGCCCTGCCGTTCTTCGCTGCGGATCAGCATCGCCCGTGCATACTCCTCATCCTGCGCCGTGTAGGTGTAGATGACGTTGGAGTTGACGTAGCGATCTGAATAGATCCGAGCTGACCTGATCACGATGTACTGCTGCGCCGCATGAGGTAACTCATCCCAGTCCAGCTGGACAATCAACTCATCCAGAACCAGTGGTCCTGTGGTGTCAGCCCCAAAGTCAAACCGCCGTTCATAGCGGTGGTACACCCGATCGCCCCTCGCCACGTACCTGTTGTCTGGGTAGTGGTTAGGTGAGAACACAGCAGCCAGCGTGTTGCTTGGCAACGGGAACTGATCTGCTGTGTCCTTCTGCAGCTCGATGTTGTTGTCCGTGTTCCACGTCCAACCCTCGGCCTGCACATCACGGCTCACCTCGTGCAACGTGCGACGTGCCAGAGCTGAGTCCGTGATCTCGTTGATGCTGATGTCAGAGAGGCGATCAATAGGCGCCTCCCCGATCACGCCGAGCAGCGTGTTGATCGCCTCCAGTTCAGTCATGTCATTCCTCAGTGGCTAGCGCCGCCGCCGCCGCCGCTGCCGGAAGAAGAAGGAGCCGGGCGGGTCTTGGTCAGGTCACCGTTGGCAGCAGCACCACCAGCCCCGATCAGCCCACGCACCCCGGTGACGGTGTAGGTGGGAGCAGGGCTCGGTGTACCAGGCGCACCCACGGTGCCCGTCTTCAGGCCAGCAGCCAGGGTGACCAGGGCGACCTGGGCATGGGGGTCATCGTCCTGTGCGTCCTGCCAATTCCAAGCGATTGCCGTCTTGGCTGCGGGGGGATTGATTGTGGTGATTGTGATAGCCATGAAAAAGGAGGGCATCTCTGCCCTCCATCTTGACAGCGTTGATCCGCGCTGGGTAGATGATTAGATCATCAACCGTTGTGGATCTCGACTACACATTCAGGACGCAGGATGCCAAAGCCACAGGCGTAACGTGCAACCATAAGGGTTGCTTGATACATCACGTTGTAGTCATTGCCGGTTGATTGAACCGACAAATCGCGCAGCTTCAGTACACCAGCAGCACCACGCTGGAAGGCCAGCATCTTGGTCTTGGTCATGTCAACCGAAGACAGCACAGTGTCAGTACCACCGAAGGTGTAACCCTGCTCGCCTGCCTTAGCAGTGACGTTGCCCTGCTTGATGTGGTTCGAGCTGTAGATCTGGAACCCGGCCAGGCTGGCAATGTTGCCTTGGGCGTAGGTGCCGTTGGAACCAGAGGCGTTCCAATCGGTGTTGATCGCACGGCTGGACTGGACCAGGGTGTAGTACACCTCGGGGCTACACACCAGCACGCGACCGTCAGAAGGAATGTCCTTCTCGTCCATGGCCTGGGCAGCAGCGAAAGCTGCAGCAACCAGATCGTCAGGAGTGGGGGTCGCCTTGTTGAGGTCGATCCGGGTGCCAACGCGGTACGGATCGTCAGGGCTCAGACCTGCAGGCAGGTTGGCCGTCAGGTCGCTGGTGGCGGTGCGAGCACCAAGGGTGAGAACACGAGCGATGCGCTTGTCCATCTCACGAGCAAGGGCCTGGCCCAGCTCGGTTGAGTAGATGCGGCGAATGTCGTAGTGGTTCTTGGCCTCATCCAGGTCATACAGAGCTGCATCAGCAATGAGTAAATCATCAATTTTGATGACAACCTCATTCTGAGCCATGTTGCCCTGGCCCTCAATCATCTTGCCAGGTGTGTGGTACCTGGCTGTAAAGCGCCCCGTCACGGGAAATTGTGCGCTCTTTCCATTTTGGATGGTACGAGCTTGCACAAACTGCTCCATGATGCAGTTGCGCTTGAACGCTTGAAGAACCTCTCCGCTAAATACTTTGAGGAACAGTGCGTTGTCCTTTGCCCACGTGCCAGCGTCATTGTTGATAACGCCGGGCCGGGACAGTGTTACGTCAGGTGCAGCCACCTTCGGTCTCCATGTCGGGGTGAATAGTGTTGATCAACATTGAGGCATCATGCCTCCCACTCACCACGCTTGGGGTGTCGGCGTACCGAGCCCAGGGCAGATCAGTGTTGTTCGATCTGCCCCTATTTCTACATCACAATCAACGAGCTTGGAAGACGTTGCTCACTGCAATGCGTCTCTCAACTTCTCTGATGTATGCAGGGTCTGGGTTCTGACCGCTATACCGCGGGTCATTCATCGCCTCAATCACCTGTGCCTCACTGGCAAATCCCTTCACCTCCTGGCTGGGAGCACGGCCACCTGACAGCTTTGGCTCATAGCCATTCGCCATCATGAAGTCGTACTGCAATCCCTTCAGTTGATTCAGGATTGCTCCCTCATCGCCCTGGTTCAACGCTGCATTGAATGCGTTGACTCGCTCAGTCGGCAGGTTCTGTGATGCCCAGCCAGCGATCCGCTGGTACTGCTGATCACCACCTGCCTGCTGCATCACTCGGTCACGGATCTGCTGCGCACGCTCCAACGCAATGGGCGCGGGCTGGTCGCCTTCGTCCTCATCGTCATCAGCCTGTTCGTACTGCTGCTGCTCCTGCTCGGGTGCTGCAACCTGTCCGTTCTTCAGTCGGCTGTACTCAGCCTGCAGGCTCTGATAGGCCGCGGCCAGGTCATCAACTGAGTTGTACTTACCCAGGATCGGCGCACCTTCTGGGCTGCCGGCGGCCTCGTCGTACAGCTCAGCCCGTGCTGCATCAACACGAGCCGACTCCTCAGCAGCAAAAGAGGATGACTCGAATGAGCCATCCTGTCCGACTGTTACTTCAGGCATTAGTGAACCCATTGCGAATGATCATGTGACCGTCGCCATTGGGGTAGGGCACGTGATGCGTGCCAGCTGGTAGATCAGACGACGGCTTCTGCTGGACCTGTTGCTGCCCCTGCTGTTGCTCCTGTATTACTCGGGCCAGCTGTTCCTCCTCCGGGTTGCGGCGGCGCCGTGACTCCATTCTGGATTGCTCCTTGAGTAAGCTGCTGCGCCAACATAGCCTGTTGTTGCTGTGCTTGCTCGGCTTGTAGTTGCTGCTCCTGTTTTACCAG